GCCGCAAGAAGGACGGCACCACGCTCACCCAGCAGGACGCGGTGGCCACCAACGTGCAAGTGCCGTTGGATCAGTGGTTCTACTCGTCCTTCGTGATCCGCGACGGCGAGGGGAGCAAGTCGTTCCAGGAGTTGACCGACATCTACCTGCGGCCGGCGATGCAGACCATCGCCCGCGGCATCGACCGCGCCCTCTTGGGCCGGGTCCATGCCTACCTCGGCGCACCGGCCGCTCGCGTGGGAAAGCTGGGCGGTCTGACTGCCAGCACGGCCAAGGACTACGTGCTGGACGCCCGTGAGAAGCTGAACATCGCCAAGGCCCCGATGGACGGCCGTAAGCTGGTCATGGCCCCCACGAGCGAGACGGCCATGCTCAAGACGGACATCTTCCTGAAGGCCAACGAGCGCGGCGACGGCGGGACCGCGCTTCAAAACGCCACGCTGGGGCGCATCCTTGGCTTCGAGACCCTGATGGATCAGAACGTCAACTGCGTTCTTTCGGGCAGCGAGACCGACAGCGATCCGGTCACGGAGCCGTATGCCGCCGGGACCGCCGCCGGGACGGAGATCGCGTCCGTTCTTGCCCCCACGGCGGGCGAGTTCGTGGTCGTGGCAGGCAACGATCAGCCGACCTGGGCGACCGCGACCAATGCGGCCTGGTTCAAGCTGAACGAGGCCCTGAAGTACGCTACCGAAGACAACGCGGTGGCCACGCGCTACGTGAAGTGCGTCACGGCCGCTGCCTATGCCGCCGGCTACAGCGAGGGCGTGGCCCTGACCGTCACCGATGGCAAGGCCCCGCAGGTCGGCCAGTTGCTCGCCTTCGGCGCGACCACCGGCACTCGGCACACCTACACGGTGATCGAGTCCGAGGGAAGCGGCACTTCATGCACCGTGTACCTGGACAGGCCACTGGTTGCCGCCGTCGGCAACGGTGCCGATGCGTTCCCCGGCCCTCACGGGGCGATGAACCTGGCGTTCCACCGCGACGCCCTGGCGCTTGTCACTCGCCCGCTGGCCCTGCCGGACACCCGTGCGGGCGTGATGGTTGGGAACGCCGACTATAACGGCATCACCATGCGGGTCTTGGCCCAGTACGACATCAACGCGGGCGGTCTGATCGTCAACTGCGACATCCTCGCGGGCGTGGCAGTGCTCAACAGCGGCCTCTTGGTCCCCATGCTCGGCTAAGCACCATTCGGTCGAGCGAGTGAAACGGCCGCCCGCCCAGGACAACGCTTGGGCGGGCGGCCTCTCTGCCACACGCCGCCTCTCGCTGCGGATGGAGTTGCCACATGGAACTGGTCATTGCACAAGCCGACACGTTCGCCGACGCCATCGCACTGCTCAAGCAGTACGGGCCGTTGGTGGTGGTCGTGGCCTTCCTTCTCTGGCAAAGCTGGGTCCGGGAGGCCCGCATGAGCAAGCGGATTACGAAGTTGGAGGACGAGCAGCGGAACGTCCTAATGCCGCTCGTGGAGCGGTGTGCGGACGTAATTGCCCAGAACACCCTGATGATGGAACGTTTGGAGAAGGCCCTGGACGAGCGGTTCGACTGTCCGTGGCGGGCAAAGTGCCCACAACAAGGCTAATCGCGCGGCGGTGACGACCATGACCTATCCTGCGAACTACTCGTTGAATCAGCAGATTCGCAGGACGCTCTACGCATTGAAACGCCAATACGGCGGCAGCGTCGTCGTCTACCAGAACGGAGCGGTGACGGCGGACACGAAGACGGGCGACGTGGCCCGAACGAAGACGGCTACCCGGATTCATCGGGCCATCGTTCTGCCCGTGACGGTCAGCCGCGAAGTCAAGCAGTCGATTTCGCTGATCTCTGCCAACAAGCAGATGGTCACGGGCGGAGGCTTTGAGTCGGGCAAGCGGCTATTCATCATCGAGCGCCGCGACTGCCCAAGCCTCGTGCTACACAAGACGGATTGGCTGGCCTACAACGGCCGGAAGTATTCCATCGAGAACTACGAAGAGTACGAGTTCGATGCGGCGTACATCATCACCGGCAAGGAGTTGCCGGGCGAGTCGCTGGGTGTGGCCGGGGCGATGGTCGGTTCTTCGGCCGGCAATACGGTGGCTTTGGATTCGCTGGCAGACGGGGAGAACTGAGCCATGTCGGCCAATCCCAACTGGGCACGATGGGTGTTCGCATCCGTAGCCACGTACTTGAAGCAAGTGGCCCAGAGCCAGCAGCTTCCCGTTCTGGTCGAAGGTCTGGACGACCGGACCACGGAGTTCATGGAGGCCACGGATCGGTGCGAAATCCGCATCACGGGGCCATTCACGAAGGAACTGAGTCATAACTACTTCCAGGTCGAAGTTCTTGTGAACGTGCTGTTCCTCAGCCGCTACGAAGAGCAGAAGAACCAATACGCCATCATGCAAAAGATCGGCGTGTTCCACGAGGCAATGGATGGAGCCATCGCCGTCTACAAGTACGGAAACCAGGCCGGAGACGACGAGCACGGGCTTGTGGGCTGCCTTTCCCCTGTCCAGGGCCGCAGCGACGCCATCCGCGTCATGCACTTCGGGCAGATCACTCCGACTGACCGAATCAAGCAGTCGATGGTAGACGCTCGCTACCGCATGGAGCTTTCCACCAACCAGTAACCGGAGATACCGAACATGGCACGCATCGAACTACGCGATTGCACCGTGCGGATCAAAGACGGTCTGGGGGCGCACCCCGAGACCTACCCCTGCACGGCGCTTGGCAACAAGGCCCTCACCCCCGACAAGACGGCGGTGGCCCAGGGCGACACTACCTGTAAGGTGTCGAGCACGAGCATCCCCACGGCGGTCGGCGGCAAGACCAAGAAGATTCCCGTGGGCGCTCGCTTCACCATCGACGGCGAGACCGACGCGGATGCCGTCCACGTCGTCACGGCCCGCACGCAAAGCGCCGAGCAGGGCAAGGCCGACGAGACGACCGACATCACGTTCAGCCCCGCGCTCGGGGCCGGCACCTACGCCACGGACGCCGCGATCACGTTCCTCCCGCAGCAGCTCGAAGTCAAGATCGGCGATGGGAACATCACCTACACCGAGCACAACGAGTACGACTACCTGCTCGACCGCGACAACCTGGACACGGTGAAGGAGGGCAAGGAAGTCCCGATGGACGTGAAGTGGGATAGCGTCTACGAACATATCACCACGGGCACCAGCGAGAACATGAGCCCGATGGACGCACTCAAGGGTATCGGGGTCGCCTCGGAGTGGATCAGCTACGCTGCCGACCCGTGCGAACCCTACGCGGTCGCCCTGGAAGTCGAGCACGTTCCGCCTTGCGGCACCAGCCAAGGTGAAACCACGCTCTTCCCCGACTTCCGCTCGGAGACCCGTGAGGTGAACTTCAAGGAGGCGACGATCTCCGTCACCGGCAAGTGCAATGTGACGGAACCCGTCGTGAGCCGTTCGTAAGACGACTCCCCGGTCCTCTGTGGCCGGTTAGGCTGGCCTTTTCCATGACCAGTCAAGCGGTGCCTGCAACCGGTGCCGGCACCGCCTCTTTCTCATTCCTTGTAGCGAGGGAACAGCATGAAGATTGCAGGTATCGACCCCAAGACCCTCTCGAACGAGGTCATCCTCGTTCTGCCGCGCGGCGAGACGAAGATCGTCTTTCGCGCCAAGGGCCTGCCCGACATGGCAGAGTTCGACGCCCTATGCCCCACCCCCAAGCCGCCGGGCAAATTCACCAAAGACGGCTGGATTCCCAACCTCACCGACACCACTTACCAGCAAGTGCTCGGCGAGTGGGCCAAGAAGAAACTCGGTTTCACCGTCTTCCGCTCGCTGGCACCGTCTGAAATCGAGTGGGATTCCGTCAAAGAGAACGATCCCCGCACCTGGCCCAACTGGGAGCAAGACCTGAAAAGCGCGGGGCTCACCCAAGTCGAGTGCAACCGCGTGCTGGCCCTGGTTTTCGAGGCGAACGCCCTCGACGACGCCAAGCTGCAAAAGGCCCGCGAGGTTTTTCTACGTGGTCAGGAACCGATGCCCGAAGAGTTCTCTTCGCCCCGCACCGAACAGCCGAGTACGCCGTCTGGCGGGCCTGCGAACGGCTAGGCATCCGGCCGCCGGGCGTCCGGCCTTCGTGGGACGAGTGCGGTGTTGAAGCCCAGGCTTTGATCGTCGCCTTCGATCAGTTGCGGAGCCACGACGAGGCCGAGCGGGATGCGCAATTGGCGGGGGCAAGGATGCCTTTGGCGGCCACCAAGCCGAACGGTTCCTGACCATGCAGTTCAAGGCGCAGTTCTCGATACCCCGCATCGACGTGGCCGCCTATCGCAACGCCCTGGACGCCCACATGAAGGGACTGATCGCCCAGGGTCTCATGGAATGGCTGGAAGCGGTCTTGGCGGAAATCCCGGTGTGGAGCGGCGCGTCGCGGGCGACGTTCGTGAAACTCGCCCAGCAGATCAGCTACAACCTACCCGTGGGACCGGCGGCGGTCCAAGCGGCCCACGGATTGTTCACGAGTCGGATCGACCGCACGGCGGCAGGGATGTCGCAGAGCGAAGGGAGCCTGACGGCGAACAAGCAAACCGGCGAGTACACGTTCACTTACAGTACGACTCTGCCGTGGCTGATCTGGAACGAGTACCACAACGCCAACGTCGAACCGGACCCCACGCTCTTCTATCGGTTGCTCGAACCCGGCCCCTATCAGTTTCAGATCATCGGGGCCAGGGCGTTCCTGCGATTCGCTGACAGCGTGGACCTTCTCCCGGTCAAGCCTTACGTGCGTGCCGTTCAAGTGAAGTCCTAACAAGGTGCCTCAATGGCCGACGAAATCGTCAACAAACTCGGCTTTAGCGTGGAAGAGGCCCTTCAGGCACTTCAGCGCTTGGACGATGCGCTGCAAACGTCCGGCACGGCCTTCCAGACGTTCGGCCAGCAGATCAACGCCTGGAACAACCTCTCAGAATCCGCGCTCGGCCGGATGAAAGAGATGGCTTCCGCCGCTTCGCGGATGGCCAGCGCCATGTCGAAGATGGGGGCCGGGCCGGCGATGCCGGCCGCCCCGACTCCCGCCGCGCCCAACTCGAAACTCTGGCTGCCGGCGGACGTGGCCCAGGAAGTGGAGAAGACCACGAAGACGATGCAGTCCCTCGGCAGCGCCTCGACCGAGGCCGGCGAGAAAATGCGCGATGCCGGGCAGCACGGCTCGAAGGCCGCCAACGACACCGGCGAAGCGGTGCGCAAGGCCCACGACCAGATGAAGGGATGGACGGTAACGTGGGAAACGCTGACCCGCGTGGTGATGACTCAGGCCATCGTCCGGGCCTTGAGCCAAATCCGCGATCTGCTGCGCGAGGCGGTGGATGAGGCGCTAAAGTTCTCGACGCGCATTTCGGAAATCCAGACGATCGCGCCCAGGATCGACCGGAACTTCCAGGGGCTTGGCAGCGAAGTCGCCAATCTCTCCAAGCGATTCAACTTCCCCTTGCCCGACACGGCCGAGGCGCTTTACCAGACCATTTCGGACCAATTCACCACGGCCGCCGAGCGGCAGGACATCCTCACCGCCGCCAGCAAGCTGGCGAAGGTCGGCGTCATGGACCTCAACCAGGCCGTGTCGTTGTTGACCGGCACGCTCAACGCCTACGGGATGCAGTCCAGCCAGGCCGAGGTCGTAGCGGCCAAGTTCTTCAAGACCATTGAGCTAGGCCGGATGCGGGGCGAAGAGTTGGTGCCGGTGATCGGCCGTTTGGTGCCCATTGCCAGCGAGATGGGTGTCAGCCTGGATGAAGTCAACGCGGCGATGGTCGCCTTGACCATCGGCGGCATGAAGGTGCCCGAGGCGGCCACCAGTCTGCGGTCGGCGATGGCGGCCCTTATCAAACCGTCGCAAGACCTGCAAAAGGAGTTGAAGAACCTGGGCTACGAGTCCGGGCCGGCGATGGTCCATGCGCTGGGCCTCCAAGGCGCGTTGCTCCAGATGAAGGAGAGCGCCAATGAAGACGTGGCGGCGTTGGCGAAGTTGATCCGCAACATTCGCGGCTACAACGCCGAAATGCGATTGACCGGTGAGGGTGCGGTGAAGGTCGCGGAAGCCATGAAGGCGATGACCGACGCCAACCTGGCACAGACCTTTGACGAAATCTTCACGACCTTCACGTCCACCGACGCTCAGCAGTACATGGCTGAGTTGAACAAGTTCAAGGTCACGCTGGTCTCGGAGGTTGGCCCGGAGCTAGTCAAGTTTCTCAGCGAGTTGATGAAGGCAGCCGGCGGCGCGGAGGGCCTGGCGGCGGCGATCAAGGGGCTGGCGCAGACGGCCACGACGTTGGCGGAACCGCTGGGGATCGCGGCCGGGGCGCTGGCGGCGTTCTCGCTGCGCGGCAAGCTGGCCGGCTTCACCGGCCTTGGCGGCACGATCTTCAACAACGTCGTCGCCCCGTTGACGATGGCGGTGTGGGCAGCCGACTTCCTCGATTCTCGCATGGGCTCCATGCTCGACGACATCAACGCCAAGGCCCGCAAGCAGATCGACGAGATCGTCTCCGAGCAGAAGAAGGCGGCCCAGGCGCGGATCGACGCCGAAATGAAGGTCTACGACGAGGCCGGCAAGCGACTGGCGCAGTACGCCGCCGAGGTCAACAGGCAGTACAACGCCCAGGTCGAGCGGGTACGGAAGGCGGACCAAGAATTGGTCGCCAATTCGCGGACCACGATGCAGGCCATGATTACGGCCCGCGAGAAAGTGGTCCAGCAGTTGCGCTCGGCTGCGCAGGAAGCCAACAAGGCCGTCGAAGATTCGATGAAGCGGCAGGCGGACGCGCAGCTTCGGCTGGATGACATCCTCTTCAAGCGGCGACTCGAAGAGCGGCAGAAGTACGACGACTACTACAAGAAGCCTGATGTCACGGAGCGGCTATACGAAGACCGCGCCTTGGAATTGGCGCGGGAAGCGGCCAAGAAGCTGGCAACCGCCGAGACCCCCGACCAGGAACGGGCGGCCCAGGCGATCTTCCAGCGGGCGGCGGCCTACGCCCAGGAAGCCGACCAGATCGCCAGGGGCACGGAAGACGAGTGGCTGCGGAAGCGCGCCGCCGATGCGGTCGAAGAGATCATCCGCAAGCAGATCGACGCCGAAAGGCAACTCCAGGTTGCCAGCACGGCCCGCGCGCAGACCGCTGCCAGAGCGGCGGCGGGCGAGCAAGAGCGTGTGGACCGGATGAAGGTCTACATGAAGCAGATCCTCACGAACCTCGATCTGTTCGACAAGAAGGGCGAGATGGACCCCAAGAAGTCCGCCGCCTTGTCGGCAGACCTGAAGAACAAGATGGATTTGTTCAAGAAGGACTGGATGGAGGGAGCAAACATCGACCTGGGCGAGGCGATTAAGTTCGACGCCTTGCAGAAACGGGTCAAAACCGCCTTGGAGGGCGGCGTTTCGGAGGCAGAAGTCCAGCGTCTCTTTGCTTCGCCGAAGACCATCGACGAGTTCCGCGCGCAGGTGGAGGCCGGGTTCAACAAGACGCCGATGGACGTAAGGCTCTTGATGCCCTTCGCTTCCCCGGACTTCGCCAAGCAGTTGCTCGGTCAGATGGCGCTGCCGGATCGCAACGCCTACCTCAAGGAAGCGACCACCGAATACCAGAAGCAGATCGAACTGGTCAGGAAGTTGGAGGAAGACCAGAAGAATCTGACCGCTGGCGCGACCCAGCAGAAGGCCGCGTTGGGGATGCTTGGCGCGAACGTCCAAGCCTACCAGATGGGGTCCGAGAAATGGGCCACCTTCCTGATCCAGGCGACGGCGAAGGCCAAGGGCGCACTGCTTGGCGGCGGCGACATCGACGCCGAGACGAAGGCCCTGGGCGAACTGGTGCGGCAGTTCCAACAGTTGTCGGAGTCGGGGGCGAAGGGCTTCGGTCTCAAAGAGTTTGAGGCGTTGCAGAAGAAGGCCCAGGACTTGATGGCGAAGCCGACCATTACGGATTGGGACAAGGCTTTCATCACGAACCAACTTGCCAACGCCAAGTTCCTGGCCGATCAGGCGGAAACGCTGAAGAAGCTGCAAAGCCCGGAGGGGCAACCCCGCGACATCCAGACCGATTTGCAGAAGGCCCAGCAGGAAGCCGACCGGTTGAAGGAACTGATCGACAAGTTGAAGCCCGAGGCGGCCAAGCAAATGGGCGAAGGTGCCAAGGCGGCCGAAAACGCCATGACCACCATGCCCGACATGAGCGGCCTTGCCGCAGACATTCAGGCGGCGGCCAGCGCGATGTGGGATTTGGCCCTGGCCTCGCAGAACGTGATGCCGCCCGGAGTGAACATGAACGCTTCCAAGGGCGGTATGGCTTGGAGCTTCCTGACCTTTGGCGGGTCGCCTCGCGGCACGGACGTGATCCCGGCCATGCTTTCGCCGGGCGAAGTGGTCATCAATGCTGCCTCGGCGCGAAGGTTTTCTGCGCAACTGACCGCCATCAATGCCGGCGTGCAGCCGGTCTTTCACAGCGAAGGCGGGCGCGTCACCAACATTGGCGACATCAACGTGACCGTGAGCGGCGGGGGGACCAGCCGCCAGACGGCTCGATCCATCGCAGCCGAGCTAAGGCGTGAATTGCGGCGTGGCACGGCAACTCTGTAATCCCTTTCAACGAGAGGAACAACCATGAGCGTCAGTCAGATGAACGTCAACCAAAAGGCGGGTTGCAGCATGGTCCGCGCCCGCAAAACCGAAGACCAGCTTGAACCGCGAGGCAAGTTCGTGGTCGAGCACTTCCGCAAGGGCGTGAAGATCGGCCACTACGAGTTCCCCAACGGAATTACCAACCAGGGGAAGAACAAACTCCTGGACGTGATGTTCCACGGCGTCTCGGCCATCACGACCTGGTGGCTGGGTCTGATTTCCAACAGCGGCTACACCGCCTTGGCGGCCGGCGACGTGTACGCCCAGATCGGCGGCAGCAACGGCTGGGCCGAGTTCACCGACTACACCGACGCTGGGAACAGCAACAACGCCACGACCCGCCCGGAGTGGACCGAGGGCGCGGCATCCGGCCAGGCCATCACCAACGCCAGCCCGGTGGTCTTCGACATCACCGGCAGCGGCACGGTGAAGGGCCTGTTGCTGGTCGGCGGTGCCGCCGGCGCGCAGACCAAGGGCGACAATGCGGCGGCCGGCGCGATCCTCTGGGCCACGGCCCTGTTCGGCACGGGTGACGTGGCCGTCAACGCCGACGACCAGTTGAAGGTGACGTACACCGTCTCGGCGTAAGCGTACTCCCTCGCCACAGGTCGGGCGGGGCCTCGCAAGAAGCCCCGCTCGGCCTTTCTTTCGCCTTTGTTCTCGGTGAGCAGTCACGATGGCCTACGAACGATTTGCAAATGGCGGCCTCTCCTCGCTCTCCGCGGGGATCGACGACGCCGTGACGAGCCTGACCGTGAAGTCGGCCGTCGGATTCCCGACCGGCGGCAACTTCCGCATCGTCATTGACAGCGAGATCATGCTGGTCACGAACGTGCAAGGCAAGACCTTCACGGTCACTCGGGGTCAAGAGGGGACCAGCGCAGCCAGTCACGACGCTGACGCTGCTGTCTTCCACGTCCTGACGGCCGGTTCGCTCGCGCAGCGAGATATTGAGCAGTTCGCCACCGGCCTGATTGCCGCCCGCGATGCTGCCGGGCAGGCGGGACGGCTCTACCTCCCGACCGAGGGCTTTGTATGCCAGGACAGCGGCCTCGCGTGGGACATGATGCCGCTCGCCCGCATGACGCCGCCGGACAGCGCCAGCTTTAGTTGGGTCAACCAGGGCGCGGCCACGGTCGCCAACAGCAAAGGCATGATGGTGCTCGCCACGCCCAACGTGGCGTCCGGCGAAAACCTTCGCTGCCTCGTCAAGGCGGCCCCGGCGACACCGTATGAGATCACCGTCGCCATGCTGGGCTTGTCGTCGGCATACACGACCGCCAGCAACATGGCGCAGTACGGCATCTGCTGGCGAGAAAGCGGCTCCGGCAAGCTCTTGACCTACGGCTGGGGAATGGGGAGCTATCCGACGACCTTCAACTACACCCAATGGACGAACCCCACCACCATCTCGACCTCGGTGATGCAGGTGACTGCGCCGGCCAACGGCCTGTGCTGGATTCGCTTCGCCGACGACGGGGCGAACCGCACGGTGAGAATCTCGATGGACGGGTTCAACTGGCAGCAGGTGGCTGCTCCGCAAGGCCGCACCACGTTCCTGACGGCCGATCAGGTAGGGGTCTTCGCCAATAGCTGGAAGACTGGCTACATCCCCCGCGTGATCTCGTGCCTGCACTGGAGGGAAGCATAATGGCCGAGCAATTTAAGAACCTCGCCAGCACCACCCTCGCCGAAGACCTTGACGCCTCGGAAACCGGCGCCGATGTGGCAAGTGCGATGGGCTTTTCCGGCGGCGACTTCCGCATCCTCGTGGACAGCGAGATTATGAAGGTCACGGGCGTCAGTGGCACGACCTTGACCGTCGTGCGCGGCCAGGAAGGGACGGTTGCCACGACGCACGCCAATGGTGCGGCCGTGAAGCACGTCTTGACGGCGGGGGCGTTGGACTCCCATGACCAGAACGATCTGGCCGCCTCCGATACCTACGCCAACCGTCCGGCGGCAGGCGTGCCCGGTCGCATCTTCCTGCCGACCGACGGCATCTATATCGAGCGCGACAACGGCTCCATTTGGGAGAAGTTCGGCCCGATCTGGCCCATGACCCCGCCCGTAGCGGCCGATTTCCCGGCCTGGGTGAACCAGGGCAGCGCCGCCACGACGTTCACCGACAATAAAGGCTCGCCGTTTCTCGTCGCGGCCGTCAACCAAAACGCAAACCTTCGTTGCCGAGTGAAGGATTATCCGGCCACGCCGCTTACGGTGGAGATGGCTTACACGCTGAACTGCTGGCCTTACAACGGCACGTCCATCGGCGGCCTAGTGATTCGTGACTCGATCAGTCAGAAGCTCGTCGTCTTCGGCGTATCGGCCAGCAACGGCAACCTGCAAGTGGAAGCCTACAACTGGAACAGTCCCACCTCGTCCAGCGGCAACGTCACTGGTTCGGCGAACAGCCACTTGGGCGAGGCAGCGATTGTCTGGCTCAAGTACGCCGACGATGGGAACAATCGCGTCGTTTCCTTTTCGGTGGACGGCTACAACTGGGCGCAGTGTGTGAGCATTTCCCGCACCGACTGGATCGTGCCCAATCAGATCGGCGTGTACGTCAATTCCTATGCCGGCTACTCCATGAGCAGCGGGCAGCAAGACACCGGACTGAACCTCCTGCACTGGAGGCAATACTAATGATCGAGAAGTTCGCCAACTTCGCCGTCACCACTCTGTCGGCCGCGATTGGGACGACGGCCGCCGCCACTTGCTCGGTGACGGACCCGTTCAGCTTTCCCACCAGCGGCGGCTTCCGCATCAAGATCGACGAGGAAATCCTCATTGTCACGGCAGTCGCCGGCAACGTGTTCACCGTGACGCGCGGGGCCGAAGGCACCGTGGCGGTGACGCACGCCAGCGGCGCTCGCGTGATCCACCTGCTGACCAAGGGCGGCCTGGAAGCGCGGGTTGCCAATCGGTTCATCTCGGACATCTACGACAACAAACCGGCGGCCGGCGTGAAGGGCCGGCTGTTCCTTCCCACGGACGGCCAGTTCCTTGAGTATGACGACGGCGCGGCTTGGCGCAAGTACGGGCCGTACAAGCGACTCAAGGCACCGCCGCAAATCGGCTGGTCGTGGGTCAACCAGGGCAACGCTACGGCGACGTTCGTTGGCAGTGCGCTGATGCTCGAAGACCCGGACGCGGACGCCACCAACCCGCAGCTTCGTCTCTACGTGCGTTCACTCGGCATCGGCGCGACGAGCCTGATTACGGCCTTCGCCTTCAACGGGATCGGCTCCGACATTCCCGGCATGGGCATTTGTGCGAGGTGCGTTGGCGGAACGGACGACGGAAACTTCACGGCCTGGGGTCTGAGGCTCCAAACCTCGCCGAGCAACCCCATGCTGTTTCTGGCCTTCAAGAATTACACGTCGCCAACAGCCGTGGAATCGACGCCCTCTATTGACGGGCATCAGTTGCTTCCGTTGCGGCTGTGCTGGACGAAGTATTCCTGGGAGGGGTATTACAAGCGCTGGTACTGGTCGATGGACGGCGTGAACTGGATCAAGTTCTGGGAGGACACCTTCACCAGCTACAACTCCCCCAGCCAGTTCGGCATCTGGATCGACCCGGTGAACAACAACCAGAGAGTCTCCCTATCGCTGGTCCACTGGGAAGAAAGCTAAGAGGAGTCGTCGATGGCCTACGAACGATTCGCAAACGGCGGGCTTTCCTCGCTGACAGCGGGAATCAATGACGCCGCAACAAGCCTTGTCGTGAAGTCGGCCCTTGGCTTTCCCACTGGCGGCAACTTCCGCGTCCTCGTCGAAAGCGAGATCATGCTGGTGACGGGCGTGCAGGGGAACGTATTCGCCGTCACACGGGCGCAGGAAGCCACGTCGGCCGCCTCGCACGACGCCGACGTTGCCGTCAACCACGTCTTGACGGCGGGTGCCCTGGCCCGGCGGGAGATCGAGCAGTTTGCCAGCGGCGCGATTGTAGACCGCGACGCGGCCGGACAGGCGGGACGGCTCTATCTGCCGACCGAAGGTTACGTGCATCGGGACAACGGCTCCTCGTGGGACATCTTGAGCCTGAGCAAGGTCACGCCGCCCTCAAGCGCCGACTTTGCCTGGGTCAATCAGGGCAGCGCGACGGTTTCGGATACCAAAGGCGTCATGGTGCTCGCTGCACCGAGCCACGCGACGGCCGATTCCATGCACTGCCTGGTGAAGAGCGCGCCGGCGACGCCGTACAAGATCACCGTGGGGTTTCTGGCCCAGGCCCCGCTTTACTTGAACGCCTGGAACATCCCGCAGTACGGCATCTGCTGGCGGGAGAGCAGCTCAGGCAAGCTCTTGACCTATGGCTGGGGCACGAGCAACTATCCGCTGATCTTCAACTGCGCCCAGTGGACGGACCCATCCACGCTTTCGGCAGGTGGCGTAATCACCTTCTCCGCGCCGCCCATCGCCCCGTACTGGATGCGCGTTGGCGATGACGGCACCTACAGGACGGTGGAAATATCCAGCGACGGCTTTGCCTGGGTGCCGGTCCAGCCTCCCCAGGCCCGCACGGTCTTTTGCACCGCCAACCAGGTGGGCGTGTTCGTCAACAACTGGAAGACCTCCTACGGCATCCCGCGAGTCGTGTCCGTCCTGCACTGGAGGGAATCGTAATGGCCGAACAGTTCAAGAACCTCGCCAGCACCACGCTTAACGGCGACATTGACAACGCCACCACCTCGGTCGTCGTCAACAGCGCGATGGGCTTCACGACCGGCGACTTCCGTATCCTCGTGGAAAACGAGATTATGAAGGTCACGGCCGTCGCTGGAACGACCTTCACCGTCGTGCGCAGCCAGGAGGGAACTGCGGCTGCGTCGCACACGAGCGGCGCGGACGTGAAACACATCCTCACAATCGGGGCGCTCGACGCCCGCGATCAGAACGATCTGGCGGCCTACGATGCCTTCGCCAGCCGGTCGGCGGCCGGAGTGCCCGGCCGCATCTTCCTGCCGACCGATGGCCTGTTCCTCGAACGCGACAACGGAGCGGCCTGGGAGAAGTTCGGCCCGATCTGGCCCATGACGCCTCCCGTGGCCGCCGACTTCCCGACGTGGGTGAACCAGGGAAGCGCCACCATCGTGGACAACAAGGGGGCGATCTTCCTCGATTCAGGCCCGGCCACCAGCGGGGAGAACCTGCGGTGCCGGGTGAAGGCATACCCCGGCGCGGCGTTCACCGTGGACATGGCTTTCCTGGCGAATGCTTGGGGCTATGGAAGCTACTACGCGGTGCTCGGCCTTTGCATCCGCGATTCCGGTAGCGGCAAGATCGTGACCTTCGGCATCGGCGGCACGTCGAGCAGCATGGAGACTAGGGGCGACAACTACAGCAGCCCCACCGCGCAGGCCAGCGCCGTCACGGGTTGGCCGAGCAATCGTCACTGCTACGACTCGCCGCTGATCTTCCTTCGCTATGCGGACAACCTCACCACCACCCGCGCCGTCTCGTTCTCCCACGACGGCATCAACTGGACGCAGATGGTGAGCATCTCGCGCACCGACTACCTCACGCCGAACCAGATCGGGATATTCGTCAACGGCCTCGCCGGCTATTCGTCGAACGGCGGTCAGCTTGATACGGGCATGACGTTACTCAGTTGGAGGCAATACTGATGGCGATTGAGAAGTTTGCCAACAACGCCGCCACTACCCTGTCGGCCGCAATTACGACGACCACCGCCACGAGTTGCACGGTGACGGACGCCTCCGGCTTTCCCGCCAGCGGCAACTTTCGCATCAAGATCGACGGCGAAATCCTGATCGTCACCGACGTGTCGGGGACCACGTTCACCATCGCGCGGGGTGCCGAGGGCACTGTGGCCGCCACGCATGAGAGCGGAGCCGACGTGATCCATGTGCTCACCAAGGGCGGCCTGGAAGCGCGGGTCGCCAATCGGTTCCTCACCGATCTCTACGCGAATAAGCCCGCGGCCGGCGTGAAGGGGCGATTGTTTATCCCCACCGATGGCCTGTTCCTGGAATACGACGACGGCGCAGCCTGGCATCAATATGGACCGTTCCGCCGGTTCAAGGCCCCGCCGCAAACCGGCTGGCAGTGGATCAATCGGGGCAACGCCACGGCGACCTTCGTTGGCGGCGCGCTGGTGCTCGAAGACCCCGAGTTGGACTTCGGCAGCCCGCAACTGCGCCTGCTTGTCCGGTCGCTGATGCCCGGAGTGCAGAACGTCGTGGCGGCGTTCGCCTACAACGGGGCGGCCTCGATGAACGGCCCGAAGTGCGGCTTCGTGTCGCGGAGCGTGGGCGGAAACGACGATGGGAACTTTTCGACCTGGGGCTTCCGCCTCTGGCAGACGAGCACTTATCCGTTTCTGGAAGCCGTCAATTACCTCTCGCCGACCGCCGTGGAGACAACGCCCAGCTACGACAACCGGACCTTCTGGGGAATGCTGCGCGTGTTCTGGGTGAAGTTCTCATGGGAAGGAAACTACAAGCGGTGGTACTGGTCCCAGGACGGCGTGAACTGGATCAAGTGGGGTGAGAGCACCTTCGATTCGTACAACGCCCCCAGCCAGCACGGCATCTTCATCGACCCGTTGAATAACAACAACAGGATTTCTTTGACGTTGCTCCACTGGGAAGAGAGCTAGGCGATGGCACGGACCAGCAAGCTAGGCGCTGTTGACTCCCTTTTGGCGAACGTCCAACTGGCGTTTGCCACTGCCGATCCCGCGCCGCCTGAGATTGCGACGAAGGCTGGGGTTCTCGGCGGTCAACTGGGAGGCACCGTGCTGGCTTTGGCCGGGGCAGAGGGTCCATTGACCTTCAACCTCTCGGCCCAGAGCACGTTGACGCTTGCGCAGACGGCCGACTCTGGTGCGGAGATCGCCCCGCATTCGTCGCCGGATTGGGTGCTCGGCGGTCACGATTCGCAGCCCGGCGGCCTCGTGCCCGGTTTCGATGGAGCGCCGGCCGCACGGCCGACGCCGATGACCGAGACCGGCCTCTTGGGCACCGCCTTGGGCAAGGCGGTTCTCGGCCTGGACGGCGTGCCTCGCCCCCTGGTCTACTACCTTTCGGCCCAGACAGCGTTGGCGATCGCGCAGGTGGCCGATCCCGCCCCGACGATTGTGCCCCACGCCTCGCGCCGTTGGGTCTTGGGCGGCCAGGATTCCTGCCTTGGCAATATGGAATTGGCCTATGCGGGTCCGGCCGACGCCCGGCCGTTGACTGGCAGCCTAACCGGCAAACTGGGCACGGACAACTCGATGCTGGGCGGCGTGCGACTGGCCCTCGGTCTGCAAGAGGGCGAGGGCACGGCGGCCTTCGTCTACGCCGATGCCACCAGCCAATTGTCGCTCTCCCAGACGGCCGCAGCGGCGGTCGCCCGACCGGCGATGGCCGAATCGGTAATCAGCTTGGCCAGCGCCGCCGGCCGCAACAACCTCCTCAGCGCCTCGGCTACGTCGCCGGTGAGTTTGACGGACGCTGCCAGCCGCAACAACCTGCTCGCGGCCAGTGCCCAGTCTCCGCTGAGCTTGAACACCGCAGCCGCGTTCTCCATCGCAAAGGCTGTGTCCGCTTCGAGCGAAGCCGCCCTGACCGATGCGGCCGGATTCAAGGCCGTGCGGGCGCTATCCGCCGAGAGCGTAGTCGCCTTGACCGACGCTGCCGAGACGACCGGCCGCACGATCTTCGAGGCTGCCGCCGAGTCGCCTTTGGTAGTGAGCGTCGAAGCAGGTTTCACAGCGGTCCACGTCGTCTCGGCTTCCAGCCCGCTCGCCCTGGGCAGCACTGCCGGCCGCAACAACTTCATCAGCGTCAACGCCGAGTCCCCGATCAGCTTGACGGGCGCGGCCGGACGCAACCAGATTCTCCTGGCGAGCGCCTCGTCGATCCTCAGCCTTGGCTCGACGGCCGCACAAGTTGGCCGGCTGTTGCAGGCGGCGGCAACCAGCGAGTTGTCGCTGACCGATGGGGCCAGCGCCCGCCAAAGTGCCGTCCACAACGCGGAATGCTGGGATTGGATTGAATTGTACGACGTGGCCAAGGCGAGCGTCGTGCGGAAGGTGTCCGCACAGAACACCATCAACGTGGCCCAGACCGAGCACACGGGACGGCCGTGGTACTTGTCGGCCGAAACCCCGCTCAGCGCGGTCAGCTACCGGTACGACCAGGCGACCGACACCTTCTACCCCGTGTACGACGGGTTGCGAGATTTGGCCCATTCGGCGCGGCCGCTTTCTGCCTCGGCCCACCAGTCGATTCCCCTGGGGCAATCGGCGTCGGCCGTGCGCGTCAAGCCTAGCGCGATCAGCGTTTCCGCCGAAAGCCTCCTGGACCTGTTGGGCGAAGTTCGCATCAACGAGACCGGCGGGGCCGGCAACTGGCTGGCGCTGGGCCAGTCGGCCGCGGTGGACCGGTGTAAGATCGTCCGCTCGGCCTTGGACCTGTCGCAAGCGGCGGCCGTGCTGGTCAACGTCCCGCGCGGGACGGCCTCGGCCCTCGGCTTGCAGCAGGCGGCGACCTACACCATTGTCTCGCGTCGCGCACTGCAACAGTACAACCCGTTCGTTGGGGCCGGGGCGGACGAGTCGCCGACGCCGCCCCCGCCGCTGTTGGAAGCGCCCGCGCACGTCGCCCGGCCGTTCCAGTTGTTCTACCCGGCCGAGGGCGTCGTGACGGATTCCGTCACAATGCGGGCACCGAACCTCGGCAACAAGGATCGGCTGAGCTTCAACCGCATCCTGCGGGAGACCCGCGGCGGGACGCTCATCGTCTTCGCCGATCCGATCTGGCCGAAGATTCAGACCCTCGTGCTGACGTTCTCCGGCCTGCGCAACGCTCAGACCCGGCAGTTGCTCGCCTTCCTCGACGCGCACCTCGGTGAAGAGATCGGCCTGCGGGATTGGGAGGGTCGGACCTGGAAGGGCATCATTGCCACGCCGACCGATCCGGTGGTCCAGGACGGCAAGGAGAGCTACACGGCCAGCATGGAGTTCGAGGGCGAGTTGGTGCCGACCTAGTGCCGACTTGGTGCCAACTTAATGCCTTGCGAAGCGAGGAGAGTCCCATGTTCACGCTTGCGGCCCCGTACCCGATGCTACAGACCACGACGCTGCTGCCCAACCCCCAGTTCAGCAATCAAGAGGGCCTGACCGCGACCGTCACGCGCAAGACGGCAATGGACGGCACCCGGTACACCTACGTCAAGCGCAAGGGGGACCGGCGGAAGCTCAAGTGGACCTTTCGGCTGATGCGTAACAAGGGCCTCGAACTGCGGGCCTTTCTCTTCGCCTATTTCGCTTCGACGGTGAAGGTGATCGACCACGACGGGCGAGTCTGGGTCGGCAACTTCACGAACAATCCGTTCGAGTTTGAGACGACAGCCCGAGCGGCACCGGCCATCGCGCCGATGCCGCTCGGCGAAGCGCAGATGATCGACTTGGAGTTTGAGGGAGTGGAGCAGTGAGAAACATATCCCCCGCTGGACTGGCGAAGCTGTCGGCCCGCTGCGGCACCGAACCCATCACCATCGTCGAAGTGGATTGGGTGGACGGCAGCACGGCGGCCTACGCCGACCGTACCGTAGATTCGATCCCTGGGCGGATCATCGAGGTCGGCGATTTGGATAACGTCGTCAACGTGAGCGACAACAGCGGCTCGCAGCAGCTTTCCATCACGCTGGACGACACGGATGGCACGATCAAGGCCATCCTGGACGGCCATGACGTTCACAAGCGGACGGCGCGGGTCTACCAGTATTTCAGTGGACTCGCGCTGTCCGACAGGTTCTTGCTGTTCGCCGGCAAGGTGAGTTCGCCCATCAGTTGGAGCGAGCGGGACCGCACCGTCAAGTTCACGATCCTCTCGCAGCTTGAGGACAAGGAAATCGGCTTCTCGGCGGAAGAGGGCCAGTTCCCTTACCTGCCGGCCGACATGGTGGGAAAGGCGTGGCCGATGATCTTCGGCAAGGTGGTCAATTGTCCTGCGCTCCAAGTCAACAAGGCCGTGTCGGGCACGACACTGACCGCCACGGGCATCCTCAGCGGGATGCAATTGTGGGAAACGCTTTCGGACGGGGCCGACGATTCTCAGTTCACCATGAGCCTGTTGGTGATGCTCGCGCAGATCAGCCACTTAAAGAAGGTGAAGGACTGCTGGGCACCGCCCTTCCACACGCCCGTGGACAGCAAGAAGGCCGACGATCTCCAGAAACAGATCGACTCGCTCAACCAGCAGGTCCAGCAGGCGATCGCGCGGCAGAGCAAGCAACGGGCCTGTGCCCTGGCCCGCAAGCGGCAGCAAATCGACGAGGCCAGCGCCAAGGGCGTCGGCGAGAACCCCATCCACATCCTCGGCGGCGAAGATTTTCCACAGAACAAGCAGATTACGCTGAACATCAGCGGCGGCCTGTTCACCGGCCACTTCCAGGGCGACCTGTTCTACGTCACCGGCCGCTCGCATCCCGCAAACGACGCCGCGGCCCAGGCTGCCTACACCGAGAAGACCGCCGAACCGGCGATCTGCCACGAGCCGACGCAGACAACCTATTACCGCTGGGAAGACGAAGTGCCCAACGGCTGCGGCGACGGATTCCCCAGGGGTAACAAGATTCTGGACCAGGGCGTCGTGATTACCAACACCAGCGCCACGGTCAGTGAGATGGACACGACGCCGGTGGCCCAGCACTTCTGGGTCGATCCCGGAGCAAGCGTCACGCTCGCCAGCGACGAGCCGATTACCTACATCGCCTCCATCGTGCCCGGCACGGTCTTGGCGGTGCGGGCCTACAAGCAGCTTACCGGCGAGCGGCGGCTGGTGGACGTGCCGACCGACCTGTACACGGTTCAGACGAAGACCTACGGGACCGTCACGGCGGTCGAGATTGTCGTCAACAAGCCGCTCTCGACGATTACCGACCAGGGGTGGAGTGATGATCTCTACGTCACGTTCGAGTCGAGCGTCGGCCCGGACATCGTGGCAATCCTCAAGTACCTGATCTCCCACTACACGGACCTGACGTGGGACACCGCCAGCTTCAACCACGTCCAGACGAAGCTCGTCCCGTTTCCGGCCAACTTCCCGATCTTGGAGCGGAAGAACACCATCGACGTGTTGCAGGAGATCTCCTTCCAAGCCCGCTGCGCCATCTGGATTAGCAACGGCAAGTTCTACTTGAAGTACCTGCCGGAGCAGCCGACGCCCGCCGATACGATCCGCGTGAGCGACATCGACGCCGAAAGTAGCATCGAAGTTGAGTTGACCAGCACGGAAGAGATCGTGACGAAGATGAAGGTGAAGTGGCGGCTGAGTTGGGCCGCTGCCTCGGATCGCAAGCAGGACACCAACGAGAAGACCATTATCCTCCGGCACAACGTCGCCAAGTACGGCACGCAAGAGCAGGAGTACGATTGGTACATCTTCAACCAGCCCGACATCGTGTACAAGTGCGCGACGTTCTGGCTAATTCGCAAGTCGAACACCTGGAAGCGGATCAAGTTCAAGACTTTCCTGAACAAGCTCAACTTGGAGACGTTCGACGCCGTGACGTTGGATTTCGCCGGCCGTTACGTGGCGAGCGGCCCCGTGCTGGCGATTGTGGAGAAAGCCAACTACAACTCGGCAGACAATCTGGTGGATTTCGAGTGCCTTGTGCCGGTGTTGGCCGGGAAGATGGGGCAATACCGTTTCTTCTGGCCAGCGGCCTTGCCGGAGAGCGATACCTGGCCGCCTGCCGACGAGATCGCGGCGGGGCAGGCGGGGGGCGGCGGCATCGGCGGCGGGGCGACCGGCAGCTTGCCCGTGGGTGACACGTCGGCAATTCCCGCCAGCAGCATCGTTTTCGTGGGCGGCCCGAACGTCGTCTTCAAGGCCCGCAGCGATTGGGGCGACCGAACACCTGCGGATACCGGCTTTGCCGCCCAGCCCGTGGTGGACAATTCCACCTACATCAACCTCTCGCCCGGATCGCGGCCGAGGTTGAATCTGAACGTCTACAAGCGGCGCGGTCTGCCGGCCATAACGCCCTACAAGACGACGACCACGGAAGTCACCGTCGATCTACACAAGACGAAGGTTCTCGACACCTCCGGCAGCGAAACGAAGGTGGCTTCCCTGTCGTCAATCTTCCACGGTATCAACGAAGACGGCGATCTAACGATTGACCGCTCGGCACTGGTCGCTGACGACGAACACGAAGAAGGCCAGCCGTTGTCCGACGTGCTCAAGAACGGCGAGGACTACCTGGCGATCCGCACGGACGTTTCTATGTGGGACTCGACCTATGGCGAGCACGAGTTCGATTTCGCCTTCGACTTTACGACAGAGAAGTTCGGTGCGGGGACCGCGTTCCTGCAAAGCGAGGATTGAGTCATGGCTGCCCTGTATCCTCTGACGCTTGACGCCTGGAACAGCCTGCTCGGGCGGATCAATAGCCTCGCCTCGTATCCGCCGGAGGGCTGCGATCCGGTCGCGCCGCTGTCACACGTCACCGCGCCGCACAAGTGGAGCGCCGAGGACATCACGGCCGCCCAGGACAAGCTCAAGGAGATCTGCTCCGAAAACACGTTCACCACACCCGCCTCGGGAGTGCCGGGCGGCAAGTGGCGGAAGCTCTACATCGACGAGTTGGATGCGGCTATCGACAACGGCTGGTGCAACTGTGAGCCGGAGTTGCCCTGCTGCATTCCCAATGGGCAAGGAACGGTCTGGATCGAAGGCCCCGGCGGTGGCTATTACGTGACCATCCCTTATTGGCAGGTCATCGAACAATACCTCTTCGGGAATATCGAATACGGGGCGGCGGAAGCGGCGCTGCCCAAAGGCGTCATGGCGCACCTGGTCGAGTGCTACGGCAGCGGCCAGGGCTACATCGCCCACAGCTACCACCATGCTCATTGGGTGAATTGCGTCTACCGGGACTTTTGGCTGGACACCGGCGCTGCCAGAGGAGATGAGTATTGGAGCACCTGCGGTGAAGACCCAGATGAAGTCACCTACCTGGGGCGCGTGCCGTCGCTAGCCCCAAGCTATCGGAGCAGCACGTCGGTTGGATCGACGACCTATTACGATCAGCCGATGTTCACGCAGTATCTCTACGACTACATTGAGCAGCGATGGTACGAGAGTCGGATGATCGGGTACTTCGAGGTCGATGCGTACTGGTATTACTTCTCGTACTGGTCGCTGTTCCAGTGCCCGGCATGAGGCGCACCAGGGGATCGAGCGGCGGCAAATAGACTGCACCTGAGCAAACGCCTCCCCTACTCGATTATCTCCCGAATCACTCGGCACGGGTTGCCGGCGGCGAACACCGCGTCGGGGATGTTGCGGGTGACGACGCTCCCCGCCCCGATGACCGTCCGCGAACCGATTGTTACACCAGGGCAGAGGATTGCTCCGCCGCCGATCCAGACATCGGAACCGATCTCGACGGGCTTACCGAACTCCTGCTTTCGTCGCAACTCGGCATTCATGGGGTGGGTGGCCGTGTAAATCTGGACCGCAGGCCCCAGGAGCGTGTAGTCGCCGATCTTCACCTGGCATACGTCGAGGACCACGCAGTTGAAGTTGAAGTAGACCCGTCGGCCCAGCAGGATGTTCGATCCGTAATCGCAGAAGAACGGTGGCTGCATCCAGACCGAATCGCCACCCTTCCCGAAAAGGGCCGTGACGATGCGGCGGCGGGTCTCTTGATCGGCCTCCCGCGTGGCGTTCAAGTCCTGGCAAAAGTCGTGGGCTCGCTGCCGGGCCTCCACAAGGGCGGCATCCAGGGGATCGTACAGTTCACCGGCCAACATCTTCTCGAATTCGGTTCGCATACGCCTGCCTATTTGATGGGAGTATGCCCGAATCCTACGCGATCAATGGCGGTCGGAATAGCGTCTTAGCGGCAAGTGCGGTTGGACAAGGTGCCCTGGTGGCTTTCATCGGGGCACTTCTCGTTTCTTGAGAGGAGCCTCGTATGGAAAGCGCGTTTGCTTGGCTGAATCAATTGTTCCAGGCCGTCTACCAGTTCTTTCCCCGCCTCCTCATCGTGCGGGCCACACACGGCGGCGTGAAGTGGGTGCGTGGCAAGCGGGTCAAGCTACTCGTGCCGGGGCTGCACGTCTATTGGCCGCTCACGACAGACGTGGAAGTGATCGTGACGGCCCGGCAGACGCTTGCCATCCCGGACCAGGTGATGGCCACCAAGGATGGCACGAAGGTCGTGGTCAAGACTCTGGTAGTTTATCGGATACCCGACCCCGTGCGGGCCATCGGCAAGCTCAACTGGGACGTGGACACCACGATCAACGACCTGACGCAATCGGCCGTGGTCCGCGTGATCGCCACGCACACCTACGAAGAGATCATGGCCGGCATCCGCGACGAATCGCTCACCAAGACTCTGACCAAAGAGGTCCGCCGCGAATTGCGGCAGTTCGGAGTCCACGTCACCCGCTGCAAACTGGTGGACTTCTCCGACTGCAAGGTCTACAAGCTGCTCACTTCGCAGGCGGATCGGCAGGGGATGGCTACGCACCAGTTCTACCAGTAGCCTGAGAATCGGGGAGGGTGTCCTGATTGTCGGTCAAGACTCCTGTGGCCGCTGGGCCTCGCCCTCGCTGTCAAAGTGTTCCTTGATCCCCTTCAGCCAAGCTATGACCTCGCTCGGGCTATGCGCCGACGGGCCGATCTCGCCGCGATACTGCCAGTCGGTCGTGCAGTCCCGGAGGATGGGGTACAGTTGCTCCCAATTCTCCAGGACGCTGTATTGACCTGATGCTTTTCGGCTGCGCTCAACGTATCCCATGTCGAGAGGCACGCCGAGGTATTCCAGCCCGTCTTTCCAAGTGCTGTCAACGACTAGGCCGTCGGGCGTGGCGCACCAGGCGTGGAGTACCGGAAAGGACTTCCAATCGTCCCATCCTCGGATCGCATAACCTTCCACGTAGATCAGCTTCCGCCGCCGGGCCAGCCGGAAGGCGTTGTCGAAGCACTGCCTGAAACCGCCCGTCCTGATCCCTTTGGGTCTCGGCTGCGGAGTGAATGGACGCCCATTCGCCAAAACAAAATGCTCGGGATTGTGGTACAGCCAGCCGTTTCGGACATCGCTCATTGCCGCGTTTCCTCTGGCCTCGCGGCTATTTCGGCCCGTTGGCGAGCACGGCCATGAGGTCGTCATCGGTCAAGCGGCGGCGAGCGGCTTTCGTGCCGGTCTCTCGCTCGTAGGCATCAATGGCGGCGTCCCACTCGGCCACGTCCATCGTGGTGCATTTCGACTCGTTCTCGGCGGAGAGAAGCAGTCCCGTCTGCTCATGGGCGTGGATAATGGCCGGGTCGATCCCGGCTTTTTTCATCGCCTGGATCGTCTGGTGCTCGATCCACTCCAAGGGCGGTGCTCCGTCGAACAGGCGATCTCCCGGCCCTGGCTCCCGCCCGTGGGAAGCAACAAAGAGGCCGTTGAGCATATCGACCATTTCTTCCGGGACTGGCACACGGCGGAGAATCTCGCCTTCCTCGTCCTGAACCCAGTCGAACTGCCGCCCATAGCAGCAACTCTTATATTTCCTCCCGCTGCCACACGGGCACGGGCTGTTTCGTCCTATTCTCGTCGGCATGAGCGTTATCCTCCCCGCAAGGATAACACGCCCTGTGCGACCCCGAGAGTCGGCACTTCCCGGAATGCCGAACGCAGGGCGGAATTGCGCGCTCTGGACGCAACAATCAGGAGAACCGGCGCGTGGGGCAGGCTTGGCATTGATCCGGCGTGACTTCCTGACCGAATGCCGCCGCCGTTGGCTCGCCGCAAATGCCCGCAATGGTCAGCACGCCGTCGATGACGGCGATTCTCAGCATTCGCCGCGCGCAGGGTGGCCAAGCGGGATAGAGACGATTGCCCTCCTGGCGGTAGCCGAGGATCGCGGGTGGCGGGCCGGGGAACTCCAAGGAGCCGTCGGGGTGGACAACGGGACGACCGTGGGCCATCTCCACGTCCGGGATTGCTTCCCCGACGAGAGAGTAGATGCCGATAGTCGAGCCGCCGGAATAGCACAGGTAGTTGCAGCCGCCCGTTGGCTTCGGGCGGGGCAGGTCTTCGGGGCAGTCGCAGGGCATGTCTTTCACCACAGGTCTCGCGGGCAATGCTCCGTGGCCATCCTGATCTTGTTCAGGACGGCGACACCGCTGTCGGCAACCCGGCAGCCGCAGCCTCGGCAAATGTGCTTTTCGGCGTCATACCACTTGCACGGCTTGCAGTGCTCGCGGAATATCCGCTCGACATCCTTGTCGGATCGCTCGGGCCGGCCGGCCGCCGTCCAGCGAGCGAGGGCCTCGGTGTAGGAGACGGCCCGACGCACAAGTCCCGGCGTTGTCGGTGGCTCGGATGGCGGTTCGAGAGATGGAGGCGCGGCCGTGGCCACCGCAGTTAGCATCGGCTCAAGCCCGAGACAGCGACGACATTCGATGTGTCGAACGGGCCGCTGAAAGTGTGCCTTGACCGGATCGTTGCACTTCGGGTGCATGTCCGCCCCGGTGAGGCGATTCGGGCATGGAGGATACTCGTTGTTCTCAGACGTTGACATTGGACCTCCCCTCAGAACATCCGCAGCATCGCGTGGTAGACTTCGGCCTCGGCGATGCAGTCGGCCAGGGCATCGTGGGGATTTGAGTTCGTGACGCCCAGCTTCTTGCACATCGCCCCGAGGCCAACGAACGGGAAGGGCACCGGCTCGCCCGCGAAGGCGGCCCTATCGTTAAGCGAGATCGCGTAGAGCATCCCGTCGCGGGCATGGCTATGGAACAAGAGGTCCATTTCCTCTACGCCGAGCCACGCTTTGAGGAATGACGACTCGAAGGCCCAGTTGTGGGCCAGTGGCACCAGGCACTTCTTGAAGGGAAGTTTCAGGCTCACAAACCAGTCGTGAAGCCAGTCTGCCACCTGCTCGGACTCGGGAGCGTGGAGCAGGAGTTCCGTCATGGGAATCTTGTGCTTGTGCTTCGCGCCAAGCGACTCCCGCTCCGGGTGCTTTGGCTTCACGCGGGTATAGAACGGCCGCACACTGGCCAAAGGCTTGAAATCGGAGTCCAAGGGCACCACGGCGATCTGGATGATTTCGTGATAGCCTGGCCGGGTGCCGGTGGTCTCCAAGTCCACCGCCGCCATCAGGCTGCCGTTCAGGTGGACTAGACCGGGGTAGACAATGGAATCAGCCACGGCGAGCCTTCCTCCCCTTCTTGGCAGACTTGCGAGGCGACTTCGCAGCCGGCCGGTAGTTGGGCATGTCGTTGAGTTCCGAAGGCAGCAGTCCGCGTTCGATCATCTCCTCGTAATGGATCAGGGCCATCGCGTTGAACATGATCGCGGCCAGGTGGTCTTCGTCCCGCTTGCCCTGTTGGTACTTCATTACGTGCCGCTTGAGCGAAGCGACGCAGCGCGAGAACGGCATCCCTTTCTCCCAGTTCCGCTCGGCGTATTTGGCCGCACCCATGCGGAGCCAGTGGCCCTGGCGCTCCTCGGCAAAGGGTGAGATCAGGTCGGGCCGGGGCTTGTCGTCGGCCGTGTCTCGGATCGCCATGTCCTTGCCGAAGGACTGCCGTTTTCCGCTGTCGGTCATGCCGTACTTGCTCATAGATCTTCTCCGTGGTTCTCGGAATCAGTGGGTGCAACTTCGATGATGTCGCCGCCGTACCCGTCGGCGAAGGCCGCCTCGTCGTCTGGCCGCCGGTCCACCTCAACTTCGGCGACCAACTCGGCACGAAGCACGGAGCGCGAAACCAAGCCGGTGCAGCGATAGATGCGTAGGATCATTTCCGGTCTCCTTCCTTGGCCGGCAACAAGGTGAGGTGGGAAACGAATTTCTGGTTGGCGTATCCGACCATCCGCGAGTGGCGGACAGGGAGTTCCTTGCTGACCCGCTTCTTGGACCAGGCGTGTTTCTCATTGGCCGGGAGCCACTGCTGGAACCGGTCGTAGAAATCCCCAAACGGCGAGTGCTTGTCGGGCGTCCTTTCGCAGCATTCGGCGATGAACTGCTCCAGTTCGGTCTGATTGGCCTCCTCTGCGGACAACTTGCTGGCGGTCGTCACGACCGGCAATCGCAGCCGGTCGATCATGGGCGGTAATTCCATGTGCATGAGCGTGTGGAGGAAGTGCGGGGCTTCCTGTTCAAGGGACGCCTCCATCTTCGGTTTGGCGATCCGCTGCTCGTCCAAGAGGTCGGCGACGTAGACCGCCGTGATCCGGGTGTCGCCGGGGAAGATCGGGCAGTTCTCCAGGCTGTTGGCCGTATGCACCCAATGGGTCGCATTGGGCTGCTCGAAGCTGTCCTGACGCAACTTGCGGATGGATATGGTCCGGCCCGTCACCCATGCCTTGAGCCGCTCACGAGCACCGGGGCATTTCGAGATGTCCACCTCCTCGACGGCGCAGATGATCGCGCCCGAAAGCTCGCCGTTGAAGCCATCGCGGCCTTCAAGCGGTCGTTTGGCCTGTACCACGCCCTTTGTCACCAGCAGTTGCAGGGCCTCGTGGAAAATGCTCTTCCCGCTGTTCTCGGGGCCAAAGAAGAAGAGGTACGGCGTCGGCTGGAAGGGATCGCGGAAGGCACAGGCCACCCAAGCACGGAGATAATCGGCCCCAGTACGGATGTTGGCTTGAACCGCCCAGGGCAACTCTCGCAGCATGGGCGATAATTGGTGGCCGATGTGCTCGAAGATCAAATCCCAGTGGGGATGGTGAGGAATGTCGTCGTCGGCCAACTCGGCGGGCTTGAAGCGGAACTGGGCGGCGTCCATGTTCCACTGTCGGCCGCCGGGGTACTCTTCGCGGAAGGGGAGATTGACCAGCTTCCAGCTACGCCCAATGGCCGCGCCCATGATCGCCTCGGCCTCGCCCTTCGGGTAGTCGAGGCTTTGCAGCAGCATCTTGACGTTGGACGCCGGATGCCGAATCCACTCCTTTCCTTCCTCGCGTATCATCCAGCCCGAGTGCTCGGCCGCGGGTGTTCTCAGGGCGCGGAGGATTTTGTCGAACTCGTTGAAGTCGAGTCCGTCGTCCTCCTTGGGGTCGGTCTTGATGTTGACCTTGAAAATCTTGACGTATCTGCCCTTCTTGTCTTCCCAGCCTTCAATCGCCTCCTCGTTATGCTTCCGTTCGATCTCCACCACCAACCGGCCGTCCTTGTGGGCCTTGAGCGTTACCTTGCGCTCGCCGATGTCCGCGGGGAGCACGAGGTCTTGGCCGAGGCTTTGTGCCGCCTGAATTGCGGCCGTCGGCGATGAGAAGACAAAGCCGCCCTGCTCCCGTTCGATTCCGCCAAACAGCGAGCAAGCCGTTTCGAGATCGGGATAGCGGTTGAAATAGCAGGTAGTCCATCCCTGACCGTCCTGAGTCCAGGTGTCGGCCTCCGCGATACCGGGCGAGAAGCGGTAGACCCGCCATGCCCCGTTGGGCAGCGGGAAGAGGAAGCAATTCGGAGTGCTGGGGTCGCGGCCTTCGGAGGTCGTCTTGAAGACGCCGACCAGGTTGAGGGCCTTGCTCTCCTGTTCCAGTAGCGTGCGAAGGGCCGTGGTGTGCGTCTGTAGAAGATGGTGGTCGGCGACCCAGAGCGTGGTCGCGCCGGATCGCATCAGGGCTTCGATCTGGGCCTTGTGCGAGTCGTCAAGAGGGATGATCTTCCGGCTGGAGGCCAATGTCTCGAACGGGTCTTGATCGTCCTCGGCGATCTGGTTGACCCGAATCTTCGAGCGGCGGCCTTGGACCACTTCAATATGGTCCCGCCAGTTCTTCGGCAGATCGGCCTCGGACAGCCGTTTCGTGGCAGGCTTGATGATCTCCAGGCCGCGGTTCTCGGCCGTCATCTTCCGATGCCATATCCACATGACGTGGCCGCAGGCGTCGATGGCGCTGGCGAAGTCGAAGCCCACCTCGGCCGACATCATTCCCAGGATGCAGCGGGCCAGAGCGGCGTGCTCGGTGTGGTTGGCGGTCGGGACGCCGGCACAGTCCAGGTAGCAGTACAGGTGGATGCCGCCACCTCCCGTGCTCCGCCGGACTTCGACGTAGGGCAACGCGCAGGCGGCCCGCTTGACTTTCTCAAGCTGCTCATCGTCGATGCCGATGCCCTGGGCGTGGCCGGTCAGAGCATCGAAGTCATAGCCGAAGTGCCGTGAGCAACGGGCTTGCCAGTCCCAGCCCGTCATGCCGATCCCTTCCGCATAGAGATCGAAGGGATAGCCGATCTTGTAGTCCTCCCATGTCGGCTCCGTCGCAGCGTTCTTGGGAATGCGGATCGAGTGCCAGGTGTCGCTGCCGTTGGACCAGGTGGATTTCTTGCCAGCCACCGGCTCGCCGTCGCCGGCAATGACATTCACCTGGGTCTCCATCGCCGTGGACCAGCGCTCCACCAAATCGGCGTTGGCCGGCGTTTTCCGAGCATGGAGAAAGTTGTGGAGGGCTTCGCTTACTAGAGGCATGACAACTCTCGAAGGCCGCGTCAGGTCGTTCATGCAGTGCGTATAAACGCACTGTGCTCGGGTCTCGCATAGCGGGCCGCATGGATACCTATACATGGCCCCCAAAATCCCGCGATTTCCCAGAAATACTTGGGAAAAACGGCGGATTTGGGGGCCATGTATAGGTGCGAATGTATGACGCGGATGCACCGATGCCCGAGCAACCCGACGAATTCCAACTGATTCCTTTGGACCGGATCATCGAGCCGTGGCTCGTCCTGCGGGTCGTGGATCGGCAGTCCATCGAATACCTGGAACTGCGAGATTCGCTCTCCGCAGTCGGCCCGCTCAACTCCATCTGTGTGCGGCCGTCCGTGCGGCGACCAGGCTGTTACGAGGTCGTGGACGGCCTCTATCGCTACTCGGCCGCTATGGAATTGCGGCTGCCGACGCTGCCCTGCATCGTGAAACACGGTCTCACGGACGACGACGTGCTGGCGATTCAGATTCAGGCCAATGCCCTGCGGCCCGAGACGACGGCGGTGGAATACGCCCGGCAGATCAGGAGGATCATGGACGCTCTCGCGGCCCGCGAGGGAAGAGACGCCACCCTGGCCGACGTGAGCAACCTGATCCACAAGAACGTGGATTGGATCGCCGACCAACTCCGGCTGCTCATGCTGCGGCCGGACATTCAGAGGGCCGTGGAGCGAGGCGAAATACCGCTCAAGTCAGCCTATATGCTCGCCAAATTGCCGCGCGTCCATCAGAACCAATTGGCGGCGCTGGCAAAGACGGCCTCGGCGAGGGAGTTCGTCCCCGTGGCGACCCGCCTGCTCAAGCAGATTCAAGAGGCCGCCCGCCAAGGCAGGCTGCACGACTTCTGCAAGGATTTCGAGCCGGTGCCGCATCTGCGGCCCTTGAAGGAGGTGCTTGCCGAGTACCACGAGCACCACCTTGGCGGCTTGGCGCTGACGAAGGCCGGCAGCCAGACAGCAGTGGACGGTTGGTATCTGGCGCTGCGGTGGGCATTGAACCTCGACGACGAGAGCATCCGCCAACAACGAGAGAAAGTCGCGGCGCGAATCCGCGAGACGCTATTGGAACGGAGGGTAGAGCCATGTGACGACAACGAGTGACGACCTTCTCGAAACCTGAAACGCGAACTCCAACCCCGAAACCAGAACCGAAAGAACAACCATGTCCGACACCGCCTTGGTTCCCATCAATCTCGACCAGCTTCCATCCACC